CCTAACACTCTCTCAGAGAAGATTAAAGAACGCATGCTTATGTCTTGGCAAGCTCGGTACAAGCCAGATGCAGGCGGTAGACGTCCTCTTATTCTAGATGGGGGTCTTGAAGTAGATGCTATATCTAATGTTAACTTTAAAGAGTTAGACTTTCAAGCCGCTATTTCAGAGAATGAAAAAATCATATTAAAAGCACTAGGGGTACCACCTATTTTATTAGACTCCGGTAATAATGCAAATATTCGCCCAAACATGCGTTTATATTACTTAGAGACTGTACTGCCTATTGTAAGAAAAATTAATTTTGGTATGGAAAGATTCTTTGGTTATAAGATAAATGAAGACATTACTGATATTCCAGCTCTTCAGCCTGAGCTAGCGGATCAAGCATCTTACTTCTCGTCTCTTGTGAATACAGGTATTATATCACCAAATGAAGCAAGAAAGATACTAGGCTACGAATCTATAGAAGGTCACGATGATTTAAGAATACCCGCTAATATAGCAGGCAGTGCTGGAGACCCTAGTCAGGGAGGCCGTCCTGCTGAGACAGGGGATACAACCCCACAAGAAGGAGACTCAAATGTCTAATGTTAGACAACGTAAAAAAGCACTACAAGATTTAGCAATGTATTTTGCAGAAAAGAACAAAGTACTTACTCAAGCAGAGTATATCAAAGCAGAAGATAAACCCATAACTTTTTCTGGTATTCGTAACGTATTTCGCAGCTACTCAAGAATGGTAGAGATGTTACAAGCTAATGAACCAGATCTTTATGCTTTAATAGGTAAGAAAGAAGTACCGGCACCAGTGCCTGTAGCTCCAAAAGTACCAAAGCCAGCAGTAAAGGTAGCGGTCAAGCCTGCTGTTAAACCAGCAGTAACCAAGGATAAAGATGATGAATAAAATCTTTAATCTTACTTCTACCTTTAAAGCTGTAGAAGGAATTGATGGTTCCGTTACGATTCGTGGAATGGCTAGTACAGCTGACTTTGATCGTGCTGGAGACTCTATTTCCGCAGAAGCTTGGCAAAAAGGTGGACTTAAGAACTTTGAAAAGAATCCTATTATTCTTTTCAACCATGACTATGACCGTCCTATTGGACGTGCCACAGGAATGAAAGCCGGACCTAACGGTTTAGAACTGGAATGTAAGATTAGTAAAAATGCCCCTGGCAATATTGCTGAACTTGTTAAAGACGGTGTCCTTGGAGCCTTTTCTGTCGGTTTCAGAGTCAAGGATGCTGATTACCTAAAAGAAACCGATGGGCTAATGATTAAGGATGCTGAGTTGTTTGAGGTTTCGGTTGTTTCCGTTCCTTGTAACCAGTCAGCTACTTTTTCTCTATCGAAATCTTTCGACTCAGATGAAGAGTATGAAGAGTTCAAAAAAACCTTTAAATTAACCAATCGTGTGGATCTAGCCGGTCAGTCTCTGGCTAAGGACGAAGTCAATACTTCTAGCATAGCTAGTGACACACCGGATGAAACGGTAAAATCCGTTCAACAGGAGACAAAAATGTCTGACATTCAAAAATCAGAAATCGACTTGGAAGCATTCGCTAAACGAGTAGCAGAAGAAACTGCCGCTAAAATTGCAATGAAACAAGCAGAAGAAAAAGCAGCTCAGGCTGCTGAAATTAAAACCGCTGAAGCTGCTCAAGAAGCTAAAGTTGCTCAGGAAGAGCAAGTCAAATCAGTAATTACTATGGGTATTGAGTCCGGCGCAGAGCGTTTGATGAAAGACGTAGAATCTAAATTGGCTGAGAAAGATGCTAAAATCGAAGAAGTAATTAAGCAGTTCTCTGCTCAATTGGCTGAAAAAGCAACTGAAATCGATGCTATGCGTAACAGCAAGCGAGTATTTGGCGATCGTAAAGAACAAGGCGATATCTCTAAGTGGGGCAAAGACTTCATGCACGCTAGCCTTTTGGGCACTATGACAGGCAAGGGCATGAACACTGATTTTGCTCGTGGCGTTATGGAAAAAGCTGGTATCGACTATGCTACCAATGCTGGTGACATCGATCAAGAAGTTTCTCGAATGATTGAGAAAGAAATTACTTTGAACCTTCGGACTGCTGGTCTGTTCCGTGAAATCAAAGTGAATGGCGCTGCTACTGTATTGCCAATCCAGCCTGATGTTGAAGCTGCAACTTTCCAAACTGGCGCTGCTGCTGCTGGTAACTTGGAAAATCGTGGCGCTGCTGATAACACATACAAGCCATCACAGGTAGTATTGAATGCTTATCGTTTGATCAGCCAGACTTTCATGGACAACCATGTCGATGAAGAAGTTCTCATCAACCTGATGCCTATGCTTATCGACTCAGTTGCCCGTGCTCACGCTCGTGCTGTTGATGGTGCTATCATTCTTGGTGCTGGTTCTATTACTGGTCTTGACGGCTATGCTACTGCGACCGCAACTCCTCTTGCTGGCGTTCTGACTGCTGCTAATCTGCTGGGTGCACGTAAGCTGATGGGTAAGTATGGTGTGAATCCTACTGATGTAGCTTATGTTGTATCACAGGCTCGTTACTTTGAACTGATCGAAGATGCCGGCTTTGCTGACATCACTGATGTTGGTTCTGACATTGCTACTAAGATCACCGGTGCCATCGGCGCGGTTTACGGTTCACCAGTAATTGTCTCTGACAGCTTTGCTACAGAAGCAACTGGCGCAGCTTGTGCCTTCGCAGTTAACACTCGTAACTACGCGATCCCGCGTCTGCGTAGCGTAACTGTTGAGCAAGACTATGAAGTTGGTAATCAGCGTCGTGTTATCGTTGCAACTCAATCACTCGGTTTTGAAGAGTTGGTTGCAGATGTTGCGGATAATCGTTCTGCTGTTAAGATCGATCTCGCTTAAATGTAGTTAAACTGGGGAGGTTCGCCTCCCCAAGTTTTTATTAATTGACCTATTATGACAAATTTGATTACACTAGAAGATTATAAAGAAGCTGAGGGGATAAGTACCCCGAAGGAAGACTTGCGTCTGGCAAATTTGATTCCATCAGTGAGTCAATTAATAAAAACTTATTGCGGTAATAGTATAATTGACTATTACTCTGTTAATAAGGAAGAGACTATAAATGTTAATTGGGATACTAATATAGTACAGTTAACAGAAAGTCCTATAGTTAACATTATTACTGTAGAGGAAAGAGATTCTTATAGTTCTCCCTATACTATACTAACTCAACCAGCATACGATTACTACTTAGACACTAATACTGATAGTTTAATTCGTACTAATGCAAGCGGTTATCGTAACTGGAGAAAAGGTCCAGGAGCTGTCCGTGTAGTGTATAGAGCGGGCTATTCAGAATGTCCTGCAGATTTGAAACTTGCAGTACAGGATCTTATAACTTATTACTTAAAAGATGAGCATAAAGAACGTAAAGTTATGGGTGGCGCGAGTATTCAAAATGCTGCTAGTTCTTCGCAAACAAATAATGTTGCATTCCCAGATCATATTAAACGTGTTCTGGATTTATACAAGAACTTTTAAATGAGTGAAGGTAGCGTAAGAGCAGAACTTTCTAGNAAACTACTAAAAGTTTTTCAAGCAGAAGAAAATGTGGCTACTCGTAAGGAGCTAATAGGTAGACCTCAAATAGTGTATATAAGAGATTTAGCTTGGCTGGATAAAACAATACTAGAAATGATGGAGCGAAAGCATATGCCTAAAAATAGGTTTAAACGCTATAACACTCCAGCAAATTTAAAAAAAGCTCGAGATTTAGCTGTTATCAAGCAAAATACTTGGGTAAAAAAATTAGGAAAGAACAGGATTGAGCAAACTCATGTAATGAGACATCTTAGTGTTTCATCTCCTAAGCTTTATGCTGCAGTGGCATCCGGAAATGCCTTCATANTAGGTTCTTTTTCCACTGCTCAAGAATTAAAAAAACAAATAGTCAAAACCCTAGTAACCAGAAAAAGACATCTTCCTTTTGTAGACGAAATAAGTAAAAGGAACGATGTAGGGCACGGAGAAGAAGAAGAGGGAAGAGCTGTAGCTTCTGTACAGATAATTAAAGGCGCTTATGAAGTATTTCAAGTGCTAAACGATAAAGAGCGTAAAGAGTTTACAACTTCTTTAAATTCTTACGCTGATGGTTTATTTGAATCAGGTACTATAAATATATCAGAATTAAGTTTAATAAAAAGTCTTAGCATATCTTACACTACAGTAATAGACTCTAATGGAAAAATAAGAGCAGAATATGTACCAGTACTAGGGTATCAAGATAAGTATTCAAATCAAGCTGTAGATGCTCCCAGAGAGACAAAACTAAAAGGTATTATGGAAAAATTCTTCCTAGATATAGGAGTGAAAACTCTAGCAGATATGGAAGGCTCAGATAGTATTAATAATCAAATAGCTAAAAAAACTCTCGAAGCCTTTATAAAAGCACATGGTACTATAGCAGGTAGTAAGCTAGTTTTAGACAAAAAAGTACGAGGATCCATAAAAGGTGGTAAAGGTAAGGCGACTTCAACAGGTAAGGGCAAAGGTTCCGTTTCCACAACCAATAATAAAAGAACTAAAGGAGTGCCAATATCAGGTAGAAAAAAATCTACTAGAGCAGTTAAAAGTAATGCTAGCTTAACTAGATTACTACCTTTAATAAATGCTAAGCTAGCTGATACAGTAGCTTCTAATATGAATAGTCCGGCATTAAATTATAAAACTGGCAGGTTTGCCTCAAGCGTAAGAGCTATACAAGTTACTAAAACAAACAAAGGATTCGCTAGTATAGGCTACACCTATGATAAGTTCCCTTATCAAACATTTGAAATGGGGTACGCTCAAGGTAGCCCGGATAGAGACCCTAGAAGCTTAATTGATCGCTCTATTAGAGAAATTGCAGCAGAATTAGCGATAGGCAGATTATATACTAGGAGATTGTAATGGCGAACGAAAGACTATATACATCTAAACGATTAAATATAATTAACTCGTTAGTCTTAAAGTTAAAAGATATTGATGGTTCAGGGGCATATTTAACAGACGTTAATGAGAACGTAGAGCCTCGATTAAAATTTTGGGATGAGATAGAAGAGTTTCCAGCACTTCACTTAAACGCAGGGATCTGAAACTAGAGAATATCAAGCAGGTGGCTATAAAGATAGATTTTTCTCAGTGACAGTAAGATGTTATGTTAATGAGGAAGACGCTCAAGCTGCTTTAAATGCTTTAATGGAAGATGTGGAAACAGTATTAGAAGAAAACTCTAGGTTAGAATACGTAGACGCTTATAATAAGTCTTATTACACACAACAAATCACTATAGTTAGTATTGATACTGATGAAGGTGTACTTGAACCTCTAGGCATCGGAGAGATGCTTGTAGAGGTTCGATATTAGAAGATGCTGGCAAGAACAAACGTTCACGTCCATGCCTTTTCAAGATAGCATAGGAGAAATCTATGGCTCAACAATTATATTTTAGTCGCGACACGAAAGTATACGTCGCACCTCTAGCAGCAGACGGAGTTACTGAACAAGGTGTCTGGGAGATTCCAGTACTTGACGGTTTTTCGTTCTCACAAGCAACAAACTCAAGTGAAATTGTACTTTCTGAGATGGAATCAGCAGGCGGCGTTAGTCGTCGTGGTCGTCGTATGTTCAATGACTCTTTAGCACCTGCTGAATGGTCTTTTTCAACATATGTACGCCCCTTTATCTCAGCAGGTACGGGTGCAGGCGCTGCAGATGATACCACAAATCATCACGCTGTAGAAGAAGTACTTTGGGCACTGATGTCAGGTCCTGCAGTCTACAGTGGNTTTGCTTTTACAGANCAGATTTTACCTGGCTTAACTAACTCTGTTATTGACTTNTCTGAGTCTAATAAGTCAACCTTAGGTACTGCAAATATTTACTTTGTTATTGGCAATGCTAATAAGAAGTACTATAAAATAGCTAAAGCTGTTGTGAATGAAGCAAGTGTTGACTTTGATATTGATGGTATTGCTATGATTAACTGGTCAGGTATGGGTTCAGAGATTATTGAGTCTTCTCAGCCTACTGTAACAGTTAGCGAAGCTATTCTCGATACAGGAAACTTTATTCGAAATCGTCTGACTCAAGTAACTGTAGCACCAAATTTATCTGCAGAAGGGCAAAGCGGTTTAGAAGCTTCTTATGCTCTGACCCTAACTGGTGGTAATATTACAATTACTAATAATATTACTTTCATTACTCCAGAAGAGTTAGGTACTGTAAACAT